TTACTTCTTCGCCTCTGCAACCACTTTACTACCCACGCCGCGGTTATTGTATTCCCACATGCGGTTGTAGTTAGTGTCATTCAGATTGCGCTGTATTTCGTCGTTATCATCTACGCTGCCGGTATTACCCGCAAACGGACGATTAGAGATCACCGCATCGGCCCACGGTTTAGCCGTGTTAAAACCTTCGTTGATGGCGCTATCACGGATCACCACCTGACCGTTGGTATTGGCATCAACATCCAGCGAGCGGCCCAGTTGCGCCACACCATCACCGAAAGCATTGAAACGGCTGTTTACGGCGAGGAAACCGTAGTAAATGTTGGACAGCGTAGCCGGTGCAAACACATACGCTTCTTGCTGAGTACGTGAGTTCACCACGCGGAATTCGGTGTTATCGAACACCACTGCGCCGCGACCAGAAACGATATCCACATCCCCTTCAATGTAGCTGTTGGTCACCAGCGTACGCGGCTGACGATTCGTTTCCAGACGGTTCTGCACACCGCTGTTGGTGACAAAGAAGGTGTTCTGACGACCGAGAATGTTAACGTTGTTAATCTGTACCTGGTCACCATCAGTACGCAGTGCCACCGCCGGATGGTTACCTGCATCTACGCTATCGCCCAGCGTGTTTTCGATGGTCAGATTTTGCAGTTGCAGGCCATTGTTTTGTGACCAGAAGACCGCAGAGCAGAGAACACCGATACTGTCGCTGCGTTTGCTCTGGCAGCTATCGTACATATACCACGCTGGTTTACCTGGCATATATTTGCCGCGCGGGTTGACGTCGTGACGCCAGTCGGCAGGGCTCATGCCACCATCAAGGGAAAGCCCAATCTTCACATCAATCGGTTTTTCACCTGTACCGTACAGAGTAATTCCACCCGGAGCGGCAGGGACATATACCGTTCCCTGATACTCACCAGGCATCACGGCAATATACTGGCGCTTGTTGGTACGCTTGATAATTGCCGCATCTACCGCCGCCTGAATCGTGGTATGCGTTACACCTTGAGTGCCCGCCGGGCCGACAACAAATTCAGGTTGCGCAGGCAGGGTAATCGGGGAAGGATTCCACGCTGCAGCACCTGGTGTCAGGGATGCAAAATAGTGTTGAGCATCGAAATTCTGCGCTTCTTTTGCCGACAGAATCGGGCGAGAAGAGGTACCAGGCGCGGTTTGATCAGAAGGACGTTGATCGGGCGGGGTTGAGCTACAGGCGGTCAGCGTCACGCCAAAAGCCAATGCCAGCGCCAGACGGGAAACTGAAAATGTGTTCACAGGTTGCTCCGGGCTATGAAATAGAAAAATGAATCCGTTGAAGCCTGCTTTTTTATACTAAGTTGGCATTATAAAAAAAGCATTGCTTATCAATTTGTTGCAACGAACAGGTCACTATCAGTCAAAATAAAATCATTATTTGATTTCAATTTTGTCCCACTCCCTGCCTCTGTCATCACGATACTGTGATGCCATGGTGTCCGACTTATGCCCGAGAAGATGTTGAGCAAACTTATCGCTTATCTGCTTCTCATAGAGTCTTGCAGACAAACTGCGCAACTCGTGAAAGGTAGGCGGATCCCCTTCGAAGGAAAGACCTGATGCTTTTCGTGCGCGCATAAAATACCTTGATACTGTGCCGGATGAAAGCGGTTCGCGACGAGTAGATGCAATTATGGTTTCTCCGCCAAGAATCTCTTTGCATTTATCAAGTGTTTCCTTCATTGATATTCCGAGAGCATCAACATGCAATGCTGTTGGGATGGCAATTTTTACGCCTGTTTTGCTTTGCTCGACATAAAGATATCCATCTACGATATCAGACCACTTCATTTCGCATAAATCACCAACTCGTTGCCCGGTAACAACAGCCAGTTCCATTGCAAGTCTGAGCCAACATGGTGATGATTCTGCTGCTTGATAAATTTTCAGGTATTCGTCAGCCGTAAGTCTTGATCTCCTTACCTCTGATTTTGCTGCGCGAGTGGCAGCGACAGGGTTTGTTGTTATATGGCCTTCAGCTATTGCCTCTCGGAATGCATCGCTCAGTGTTGATCTGATTAACTTGGCTGACGCCGCCTTGCCCTCGTTTATGTATCCATTGAGCATTGCCGCAATTTCTTTTGTGGTGATGTCTTCAAGTGGAGCATCAGGCAGACCCCTCCTTATTGCTTTAATTTTGCTCATGTAATTTATGAGTGTCTTCTGTTTGATTCCTCTGCTGGCCAGGATTTTTTCGTAGCGATCAAGCCATGAATGTAACGTAACGGAATTATCACTGTTGATTCTCGCTGTCAGAGGCTTGTGTTTGTGTCCTGAAAATAACTCAATGTTGGCCTGTATAGCTTCAGTGATTGCGATTCGCCTGTCTCTGCCTAATCCAAACTCTTTACCCGTCCTTGGGTCCCTGTAGCAGTAATATCCATTGTTTCTTATATAAAGGTTAGGGGGTAAATCCCGGCGCTCATGACTTCGCCTTCTTCCCATTTCTGATCCTCTTCAAAAGGCTACCTGTTACTGGTCGATTTAAGTCAACCTTTACCGCTGATTCGTGGAACAGATACTCTCTTCCATCCTTAACCGGAGGTGGGAATATCCTGCACTCGCGTACCCATCGACGAACTGTTTCAAGGCTTCTTGGGCGTCGCTGGCGTGCGTTCCACTCCTGAAGTGTCAAGTACATCGCAAAGTCTCCGCAATTACACGCAAGAAAAAACCGCCATCAGGCGGCTTGGTGTTCTTTCAGTTCTTCAATTCGAATATTGGTTACGTCTGCATGTGCTATCTGCGCCCACAGCATCCAGTGGTCATAGCAGTCGCTGATGTTCTCGGCTTCGATAACTCTGTTGAATGGTTCTCCATTCCATTCACCTGTGACTCGGAAGTGCATTTATCATCTCCATAAAACAAAACCCGCCGTAGCGAGTTCAGATAAAAGAAATCCTCGTCAGTGCGAGGATGCTGTTCATTGCTGCTATACACTTTTTTGCTCTCAACGTAAGCGGTAGCCCATTCTGTTGGGTTGGTGCAGTTGCTTTTAGGAAATGCTATTTACCCCTTAAATGTCGGCTGAAAGAGCTAAAATCCATGCAAAAAATTTACGCAATTTTGTGTATTATTGTGCAGTAAGTAATGAGCTATTTTCTGCGCAAAAAATGGATGGTAAATTTGTCCGGGTCAGGAAAAATTTTATGGGCGCTAAACATGAAAAAAGATTCGTATCCTTATTTGATTTGCATGACAGTTTCAGGGCTGATCTTTATTTTCCTTTTCTTCTGGTGGCGGGCAGATATCTACAGGGTCACGTTTCTTAATCAGAGTATATCCCACTATTACATTCTGTTTAGCATGGGAATAGCTTTTCTGTTATCTCTGTTTTGGGTTAAGAAGGGGATAGTAAAACAAAGCGGCTGGAAGAGTCTGTCAGCATACCTTAAGGTTTATGCAGGGATATGCATATTTTCTGGATTTTTTCTGATTATACCCCTTACAACACTAACTTATTTTTTGCCTGGAGAGACATCGTCTTATGTTGCACCGTATCGGTATACTTCCGGTAGTTCAAAAAGTTGTTCTGGAGCTGAGGTGGATGACCCCGATCTACATGAGAATATTCGCATTTGCTATCCGTATGGCAATTATGAGTACGATAATATTATCTATGTTGAAAAGAAAATTAATACATTAGGTGCGGTAGTGACATATGCACAGACCGCGCGTGATGATACTGAATGAGATAGTATATAGCGGGCAAGTTTTAGTTAATTTATCGAGGTAATATAATTTACCTCGACTCGTTTATTCTGGTATGAATATTTCGCTTTACGATCGATTTTTATCTGATGATATCATGCGGTTTTCATATACTGACTTACTGTCTTTTCTCCGTTAGCGATTTTCTCCTGCTCAGCGATGATTTTATCTTTGGCTTCTAGTTAATTTCGCTCACTTCGAACCTCTCTGTTTACTGATAAGTTCCAGATCCTCCTGGCAACTTGCACAAGTCCGACAACCCTGAACGGCCAGGCGTCTTCGTTCATCTATCGGATCGCCACACTCACAACAATGAGTGGCAGATATAGCCTGGTGGTTCAGGCGGCGCATTTTTATTGCTGTGTTGCGCTGTAATTCTTCAATTTCTGATGCTGAATCAATTATGTCTGCCATCTTTCATTAATCCCTGAATTGTTGGTTAATACGCTTGAGGGTGAATGCGAATAATAAAAAAGGAGCCTGTAGCTCCCTGATGATTTTGCTTTTCATGTTCACCGTTCCTTAAAGACGCCGTTCAACATGCCGATCGCCAGGCTTAAATGAGTCGGTGTGAATCCCATCAGCGTTACCGTTTCGCGGTGCTTCTTTAGTACGCTACGGCAAATGTCATCGACGTTTTTATCCGGAAACTGCTGTCTGGCTTTTTTGATTTCAGAATTAGCCTGACGGGCAATGCTGCGAAGGGCGTTTTCCTGCTGAGGTGTCATTGAACAAGTCCCATGTCGGCAAGCATAAGCACACAGAATATGAAGCCCGCTGCCAGAAAAATGCATTCAGTGGTTGTCATACCTGGTCTCTCTCATCTGCTTCTGCTTTCGCCACCATCATTTCCAGTTTTTGTGAAAGGGATGCGGCTAACGTATGAAATTCTTCGTCTGTTTCTACTGGTATTGGCACAAACCTGACTCCAATTTGAGCGAGGCTATGTGCCATCTCAATGCTCGTTCTTAACTCAACAGGAGATGCTTTGTGCATACAGCTCCCCGTTTATTATTTATCTCCTCAGCCAGCCGCTGTGCTTTCAGGGGATTTCGGGTAACAGAAAGGCCGGGAAATACCCAGCCTCGCTTTGTAACGGAGTAGACGAAAGTGATCGCGCCTACCCGGATATTATCGTGAGGATGCTTCATCGCCATTGCTCCCCAAATACAAAACCAATTTCAGCCAGTGCCTCGTCCATTTTTTCGATGAACTCCGGCACCATCTCGTCAAAACTCGCCATGTACTTTTCATCCCGCTCAACCACGACATAATGCAGTCCTTCACGCTTCATCCGCGGGTCATAGTTGGCAAAGTACCAGGCATCTTTTCGTGTCACCCACATGCTGTACTGCACCTGGGCCATGTAAGCCGACTTTATGGCCTCGAAACCACCGAGCCGGAACTTCATGAAATCCCGGGAGGTAAACGGGCATTTCAGCTCAAGGCCATTGCCGTCACTGCATAAACCATCGGGAGAGCAGGCGGTACGCATACTTTCGTCGCGATAGATGATCGGGGATTCAATAACATTCACGCCGGAAGTGAACTCAAACAGGGTTCTGGCGTCGTTCTCGTACTGTTTTCCCCATGCCAGCGCCTTAGCATTAACTTCCGGAGCCACACCGGTGCAAACCTCAGCCAGCAGGGTGTGGAAGTAGGACATTTTCATGTCAGGCCACTTCTTTCCTGAGCGGGGCTTTGCTATCACGTTGTGAACTTCTGAAGCGGTGATGACGCCGAGCCGTAATTTGTGCCATGCATCATCCCCTTGTTCGACAGCTCTCACGTCGATCCCGGTACGCTGCAGGATAATGTCCGGTGTCATGCTGCCACCTTCTGCTCAGTGGCTTTCTGTTTCAGGAATCCAAGAGCTTTCACTGCTTCGGCCTGTGTCAGTTCTGACGATGCGCGAATGTCGCGGCGAAATACCTGGGAACAGAGCGGCAATAAGTCGTCATCCCATGTTTTATCCAGGGCGATCAGCAGAGTGTTAATCTCCTGCATGGTTTCATCGTTAACCGGAGTGATGTCGCGTTCCGGCTGACGTTCTGCAGTGTATGCGGTATTTTCGACAATGCGCTCGGCTTCATCCTTGTCATAGATACCAGCAAATCCGAAGGCCAGACGGGCACACTGAATCATGGCTTTATGCCGTAACATCCGTTTGGGATGCGACTGCCACGGCCCCGTGATTTCTCTGCCTTCGCGGGTTTTGAATGGTTCGCGGCGGCATTCATCCATCCATTCGGTAACGCAGATCGGATGATTGCGGTCTTTGCGGTAAATCCGGCATGTGCAGGATTCGTTGTCCTGTTCAAAGTCCATGCCGTCAAACTGCTGGTTTTCGTTGATGATGCGGGACCAGCCATCAACGCCCACCACCGGAACGATGCCGTTCTGCTTATCAGGGAAGGCGTAAATTTCTTTCGTCCACGGATTAAGGCCGTACTGGTTGGCGACGATCAACAATGCGATGAACTGCGCATCGCTGGCATCACCTTTAAATGCCGTCTGGCGAAGAGTGGTGATCAGTTCCTGTGGGTCGACAGAATCCATGCCGACACGTTCAGCCAGCTTCCCTGCCAGCGTTGCGAGTGCTGTACTCATCCGTTTTATACCTCTGAATCAATATCAACCTGGTGGTGAGCAATGGTTTCAACCATGTACCGGATGTGTTCTGCCATGCGCTCCTGAAACTCAACATCGTCATCAAACGCACGGGTAATGGCTTTTTTGCTGGCCCCGCAGCGTTGCAAATGATCGATACAGAGTGATTCAAACAGGTGCTGGGGCAGGCCTTTTTCCATGTCGTCTGCCAGTTCTGCCTCTTTCTCTTCATGGGCGATCTGCTGGTAGTGACGCGCCCAGCTCTGAGCCTCAAGACGATCCTGAATGTAATAAGCGTTCATGGCTGAACTCCTGAAAATGGCTGTGAAAATATCGCCCGCGAAATGCCAGGCTGAATAGGAAAACAGGAAAGGGGATTAGTGATTCAGGCCGTTACCGCGTCCGTCGAGAAAAACTTCCACGAGCAAATCACGGGTATAAGTGCGCTCGATGCCGCGGTGCAGATAAAGTCGTCCGCGTAAATTAGCTGATGCAGTCCAGGTACCCGAATCAGGTAAACACAAAAGACAAACTAACAAAAGACAATATAAAACCTTTTTCGTCCGAGAATTCTGACGAATCCTCTGACCAGCCAGAAAACGATCTTCCTGTGATGAAATCGGATGCTGCAATTCAGAGCGGCAGCAAGTGGGGGACAGCAGAAGACCTGACCGCCGCAGAGTGGATGTTTGACATGGTGAAGACCATCGCGCCATCAGCCAGAAAACCGAATTTTGCAGGGTGGGCTAACGATATCCGCCTGATGCGTGAACGTGATGGACGTAACCACCGCGACATGTGCGTGCTGTTCCGCTGGGCATGCCAGGACAACTTCTGGTCCGGTAACGTGCTGAGTCCGGCTAAACTCCGCGACAAGTGGACCCAGCTCGAAATCAACCGTAACAAGCAACAGGCTGGCGTGACAGCCAGAAAACCAAAACTCGACCTGACAAACACTGACTGGATTTACGGGATGGATTTATGAAAAACATCGCCGCACAGATGGTTAACTTTGACCGTGAGCAGATGCGTCGGATCGCCAACAACATGCCGGAACAGTACGACGAAAAGCCGCAGGTACAGCAGGTAGCGCAGATCATCAACGGTGTGTTCAGCCAGTTACTGGCAACTTTCCCGGCGAGCCTGGCTAACCGTGACCAGAATGAACTGAACGAAATCCGCCGCCAGTGGGTTCTGGCTTTCCGGGAAAACGGGATCACCACAATGGAACAGGTTAACGCAGGAATGCGCGTAGCCCGTCGGCAGAATCGACCATTCCTGCCATCACCCGGGCAGTTTGTCGCCTGGTGCCGGGAAGAAGCATCCGTTAACGCCGGGCTGCCAAACGTCAGCGAGCTGGTTGATATGGTTTACGAGTATTGCCGGAAGCGTGGCCTGTATCCGGATGCAGAGTCTTATCCGTGGAAATCGAACGCGCATTACTGGCTGGTTACCAACCTGTACCAGAACATGCGGGCCAATGCGCTTACTGATGCGGAATTACGGCGCAAGGCTGCCGATGAACTGTCCTGTATGACCGCGCGAATTAACCGTGGTGAGGCGATACCTGAACCAGTAAAACAGCTTCCTGTCATGGGCGGTAGACCTCTAAATCGTGCACAGGCTCTGGCGAAGATCGCAGAAATCAAAGCTAAGTTTGGGCTGAAAGGAGCAAGTGTATGACGGGCAAAGAGGCAATTATTTATTACCTGGGGACGCATAAGAGCTTCTGTGCGCAGGACGTTGCTGCGGCAACAGGTGTGACAGTAACCTGCATAAATCAGGCAGCAGCTAAAATGGCGCGTGCAGGAATCCTGGTCATTGATGGTAAGGTCTGGCGAACGTTTGTTTAACGGTTAGCTACTCAGGATGATAGGGCGGGGCAAGTGAGTATGAAGCGGATTTTCAGGAATGCCATCAGAGTTTGGAAATAAAGTGGGTTTTCTAGTGGCAAGAGACTTGATAATATTTAGTTCTTTGAAGCCAAGGAGATAGGGTTATGAGAAAATTTATTTTAGCCTTTGTCATAAGTGCCTCGTTTACAGCAAATGCTGGTGTAGAGAAGTTAGGGCCGTGGATAACAAAGTCTGAGATAAATAAAATGACTGACCAGACTGACTTTGTGGCTCTTAATTTATCACCAGATTCATATAACAAAGCAGGTACTGATCGTGCAACTTCACTGGTGTTGCGTTGTAGTGATAACAAAACAGATGCCTATTTATCATTCAATGATTATATGGGTTCGGACAACCCAAGAATTACAGTGCGGTTAGATGGCGGAAAGCCGGTCAAGAGTGTTTGGGGTGGTGGGGAAGGCGGTGATTCTGCATTTGCTCCACAACCAATACAATTTATAAAGACCTTGGCTAAGCATAAAAAAGCTATTTTTGGGTTTGAACCTTATGGATCAACTATGCAAGTAGTTGAGTTTGACTTGTCTGAGATTGATAAGGTTGTGGAAAAAATTTCACAGTCTTGCAATTGGAAATGACAAAAAAATTTCATATGAACCCAGTTGGCGCTGGGTTTTTTATTTCAGTAGCCAATAATGCATTCAAAATCTCTTACTTGAGAAACGGCCTATTTGAGATTTCAGTCGTGGCAGGATGATCAGTTGATTCGAGTATTGACGCATTTACGTTCTGAACGGCTGTAATAAAGTTGCGGGAGAGAAATGCCGCTAGTATTTTGTAATTAATTGAATGCTGACGGTTTAATGAGAAGTCAAGAACACTACTTGTACTATAATCGTTCGATGTTAGTGAGGGTTTGATGCAAAAAATGAAGTGATTGACCCTAAATTTGCGCGATCAGCGACAGATTGTACACCGAGATCCTGTGGGCTGGAATTTGCAGAGAAATATCGAAAATGATATCCAATATTGTTTTCAGTTCCTACATCATACCTGATAAGGGTATAATCATAAAAATTAGGATAATTCAAGTTATAATTGTATGAATAAAAACGACCTTGAAGCATTATCTGACACTAGGCTTAATGAGGCCAAATGCTTGCTTGATCATGGCTTTTTTCATGGTGCATATTATCTTTGTGGGTATGCAGTTGAATGTGCATTGAAGGCCTGTATTGCCAAGTCATTTTTACAACATGAGTTTCCAAACAAAAAAGTCGTAAATGATTCATATACTCATGATTTGTCGCAACTTCTCAAAATTGCCAACTTACATCAAATTTTGATTGCTGACGCAAAAAATGATGTTTCGTTGGAGATTAACTGGTCGGTCGTTAAAGACTGGAGCGAGCAATTTAGATACGACAATAACATAAGTAAAGCTATGGCCGAACAATTGTTTGATGCTGTAGGTGACCAAAATTCTGGAGTTTTGAAATGGGTAAAAGCACACTGGTAATCGGCAGAGAGTTGACAAAAGATATGGAATTCTCAGGTCAATTTTTATTAAAAAAACTCAAGTTACAGAATTTAACCATTGATGCTGCAATGTGGTTTTATTACCCAGATCTATCTTGGAGATATATTTTAGTTATCAGTGACTTCTCAGAACGTGGACCGGCAGAAATATATAGAAAAATCAGTGAGATAAATAGAAATAGCATATCAAAAAAGTATAAGCCGATACCATTAGAAGCAATTGAGGCTAAGGGGGATTCAGCTTTTATTTATAAAATGTTAAAAGGATTTGCTAGAGTCAACGATGGTAAAGTTCGCGTTTCTAATTCTATGGTAAATGGTTTAGAAATCGTTGACTGTCTGATCTATGAGTTAAAATAAGAAATCTCTTGCTGGGTATCATTATTGTTTAAATGACTTTTGATTTTCAATAATCAACTTGTCATAATTAAGTCACCGGAGTTTGAACTCCTCCGGTGACTTCTGCGCTAAACGGGGACGTTTATGCGCACATACAATCCAAACTCTCTTCTCCCTTCACAGATGCAGAAATGCACCTGCGATATCTTGCATCCAGCGTTTGATCTCTGCGGAGGTGAAGCGTGAACTTCCCACAAGATGGCATCAAACTGCATCGCGGTAACTTCACCGCTATCGGTCGGCAGATCCAACCTTATCTGGAGGACGGCAAATGCTTTCGCATGGTGCTTAAACCGTGGCGCGAGAGACGCAGTCTTTCCCAGAATGCACTCAGCCACATGTGGTACAGCGAAATCAGTGAATACCTCATCAGCAAGGGTAAAACGTTCGCCACTCCAGCTTGGGTAAAAGATGCTCTCAAACACACATATCTCGGTTATGAAACCAAAGACCTGGTTGATGTCGTAACCGGTGATATCACCACTATCCAGTCGTTACGCCATACCTCCGATCTTGATACCGGAGAGATGTATGTCTTCCTGTGTAAGGTTGAAGCCTGGGCGATGAATATTGGTTGCCACCTGACTATTCCACAGAGCTGCGAGTTTCAGCTGCTGCGCGACAAGCAGGAGGCGTAATGGCTACACCGCTTATTCGTGTCATGAACGGACACATCTACAGAGTACCAAATCGTCGTAAGCGTAAACCTGAGCTGAAGCCATCCGAAATACCAACACTGCTCGGATATACCGCCAGCCTGGTTGATAAAAAATGGTTGCGACTGGCAGCAAGGAGGAGTCATGGCTGATTTGAGAAAAGCAGCGCGTGGTCGGGAATGCCAGGTAAGAATCCCTGGCGTATGTAATGGCAACCCTGAAACGTCTGTACTGGCACATATCCGGCTGACTGGATTGTGCGGCACCGGTACGAAACCGCCAGACCTGATTGCCACCATTGCATGTTCTGCCTGCCACGACGAAATCGACCGCCGCACGCATTTTGTTGACGCTGGATATGCAAAAGAATGCGCGCTGGAAGGTATGGCGAGAACGCAGGTTATCTGGCTGAAAGAGGGGGTAATTAAGGCGTGAATACTTACCACATCACATTACCCTGGCCGCCGAGCAATAACCGCTACTACCGCCATAATCGAGGGCGCACGCACATCAGCGCAGAAGGGCAGGCATACCGCGATAATGTCGCCCGAATCATTAAAAACGCAATGCTGGATATCGGCCTGGCTATGCCTGTGAAAATCCGCATTGAGTGCCACATGCCGGATCGCCGTCGCCGTGACCTGGATAATCTGCAAAAAGCCGCTTTTGACGCACTCACTAAAGCAGGTTTCTGGCTGGATGATGCTCAGGTCGTTGATTACCGCGTTGTGAAGATGCCTGTTACCAAAGGTGGGAGGCTGGAACTGACCATCACCGAAATGGGGAATGAATGATGTTTGAGTTTAATATGGCAGAACTTCTTCGCCACCGCTGGGGGCGTCTGCGCTTATATCGTTTCCCCGGTTCTGTTTTGACCGATTACCGAATACTGAAGAATTACGCCAAAACACTGACAGGAGCAGGAGTATGAAGTCAGAGATAACAATCAACTAATACTGTTTTGTTGATTTTTGCTTGTAATTGGCGTTCTGGTCTGAGTTTTGTGGAGTAAGTTGATGCGTGATATTCAGATGGTTCTTGAGCGTTGGGGAGCGTGGGCGGCTAATAATCATGAAGATGTGACCTGGTCGTCCATTGCCGCCGGTTTTAAGGGATTAATTCCTTCAAAAGTAAAATCTCGCCCACAATGTTGTGACGATGACGCGATGATCATTTGCGGGTGCATGGCCCGTCTGAAAAAGAACAACAGCGATTTGCATGATTTATTGGTGGACTATTATGTCGGCGGCATGACTTTTATGGCGCTTGCACGTAAGCATGGGCGATCTGATTGTTGGGTTGGCAGGATGCTTCAGAAAGCTGAGGGCGTAGTGGAGGGTATGCTGATGGTGTTGGATCTCCGATTGGAGATGGATGCTGATTGTTCGAAATAA